CAGATTAAGAAGGTATCTTTCCTACGTGGAGGCACTAAGTTCCCTCTAGAATATGATATTGATTATCTCGGTAAAGATGGATTAGAATATAAAGAAGCAGACGCTCAAGTTATCAGAAACTTTATTAATTCTGTATCTGCTTATGCTAAGAATGAACGATTAATGATTAATGAAAAGAATACCTTTGAGCTGACGAATATTCCTCTCTCTGTAAAATCTGCCTTTGATAATGTCTATGTCGTAGATGGCGGACAGAATATGGGTGTAGGAGTTGCTTATGATGTAATTAGTGATCAGGGTGTAGACTTCTCTACTCAGGCATTCGGCGCTCAACTCACCTTAGATTTAGTCTCTAATACCCCTCATGGCGTGTTTCTCTTCGCTCACAACAAACAGACTATCGCTTACAACTCCTCAGGATTACAAGTGATGGTTTAAAATAAGATATCTTTTTATTGATTAATATAAATGATAAAGATGTTAGAATGCTTTGCAGGGACTGGGTCGGCAGGTAAAGTAGCAAAAGAACTAGGTTGGGAGGTCTTAAGTATTGATATAGATGGAAGAGCAGATATTAATATGGATATATTAGAATGGGATTATAAGAAATATCCTGTAGGTTATTTTGATGTGATATGGTGCAGTCCTCCTTGTGCAACATACTCACATTTGCAATATAGCTGGATAGGTAGAGAAAGAAAAGGTGAAATGGTAACAAGAGAAACAATAGAAAGAAGAATGACTGAAATAGGTGACCCTCTTGCTAAAAAAAGTTTAGAGATTATTGATTATTTTAAACCTTATTTATGGTATATAGAGAATCCTAACTCATCAAGATTAAAAGACAGACCTTTCATGCAGGGATTACCTTATTATGTAGTTGATTATTGTATGTATAGTGACTGGGGTTATAAAAAAAGAACTCGTATATGGACTAATAAAAAAGACTGGAATGCTCTTACTTGTGATGGGAGTGGATCATGTGGTAATATGATTAATAAATTACATCAACAAAACTTAGGTAATTCATATAGAAATAATAAAGCAAAGAGATTTAGAGCCCAGCATAAAACAGATGTATCTTATCAAGGAGGTTCAGGTAGCTTATCTCTAGATATGAGATATAGAATACCTCCTGATTTAATATTTAGTTTATTTACTGAATAAATACCTAAACCAAAGGTGGCTTCGCCTAAATTAACCCCAGAGTAAAAATAATGTTTTTTTTTATATTTTTTTTATATTAGTCATATTTATAAAATGGATATGAGTTCTACCCCTGATATGGTACAAGATGTCGTAAAAACTGCTCCGTCTGTAAGTGCTGGTCAGATCCCCGATCTATTAAAGATTGGTTCTATTCAGAGTAACGTTCAGATGTCAGTAGACACCGACGTTCTGGACCCAATTGTGCAGAATGGTAAATTTATACGCTATGTTTTACAAAATAAGGGAATTTTGCATTCACACTCTAAGCTTCAGTTTGGTTTAAGTTCTCCATCAGAAGCTGGTTGGTTACCTCTCAATATTGGGATTGGTGGTCTTATCCAGAGAGCAACTCTCCGTATCGGTAATCAGACAATTTCAGAGGTAGATGACTGGGCTAATTTCCAGCATTACAAGTCTCAGTTTATGAGTAGTGAAGCGATGCGTGAGCGTCTACCCTATCTAACTGGTCAGATGATGTCTAAGAAAGTAGCGATGAATATTGAGGGAGACCAATGGTCTTCTAGCGACCCTCCTACTGCGATTAGTAATACTCATGGTGGTGGTAGTTCAGGCGGTAAAGATGGGGCTGCTCCTACATCTCAGTCTCACGGACTAGTGATTGATAGCGGTAGAAGTTTTTACTCTCCACCAGGTTCTTATCAAGCTCAGCAACCATCTACTGAGATGCCTTCTTATATGGATACATACAAGTCTGCTACTGATGGAGAATATACTGATACTCCTACATGGCAGATCGCTCTAAGTGATCTCTTCCCTTTCCTCAAGACGAATCAGCTTCCGTTATATATGATGAAAGAACAGATCACTTTAGAATTAGTATTAACTGACGCTGCATCAGGTGGTCGTGGTTGGGTTCTGAGTGGAGGCACAGCATCAACTTCTTTCTCCCTAGATACGACTAAAACTAAAATGTTTGCTGACTATCAATATTATCCTCAAGAAATGATGGTTTCGTATGCGAATGCTAACTCTCAGTTACAATTTTCTTACACGGATTACAGATTATCTAAATTATCATTTAATCATGATGATACATCACAACAGATTAGAAATCTTGGTGGAGCAGGTAGGATTATCACTAAAGTCATGTTCGCTTGGACTGATAATGATCCTACGGCTGCTACCTCTCCACTTATTGTATGGAACGCAACTGCTCCTGCTCGTGAAGGCACGAATGTAAATGCTCTCCCACCAGTAGCTCAAGACGCCGCTGAAGCCTCTGATAATAAAATGGGATCTTCAGTTATTAATCTTAAATATAATAATGCTTTCCTATTCCCTATTGATGTAGACAATACTGCTCGTCAGTTCCACAATATCGTTCAGGCAGAAGGTCTTGTCCCCTATGTATCACGTGAAGAATATGCTAGAGAAGGTCTATCTCTATCTAAGAGAACTCTTGCTCCTCCAGTTGCTACTGGTGTTGGAGGATATGCTCTTGATTCCGCATTATCAGGATCGGCATTCTGGCATTCACTTCGCCTCAACAGATCCGAAAGGGTTAATAGCCGAGGTCTTGAGTTATACTGGACTCTTAATAAACTCCCTACTACGACTGCTGCTTACACTATGAGAGCATACCTAGAGACTATTAAATTCGTTTCACTTAAAGATGGTTTTGTCTCCTCGTTCTTAGCGTAAGTTATCTTTTTATAAATATTATATTTTACATTTGTATATGGAAGGCTATACAAATACTATACTGATTGATACTTCTAGGAGGCAGTCAGAAGAATTTAAGAGTGGTAATCTATCCTCTAATAATAGTGATTATACCTGCAAAATAGGAGCAGGAGTTAAGTTAGAGCAGGGAGATAAAGTATCAGTTAATGCTGGTTATTTATCTCGTAGAGGTGCTGGTTCTGATACAATAGAATTAACTGGTAGAGAAACTGGAAAGACAATATCATTAAAAAAACTTACAAAAAATAATCATCAGAAGATGATAAGACCTCATACCTATAACGGATTAAATATACCCTCCTCTAACTACGGACAGGTAGCAGAGGTATTTGGTTGTCAGGTGTATGAAGAAACAACACAAGAATATCCTATTAAAGATAATGAAGTTCATTTTAATATATCTTATTATAAGACTACAAATGGTGAAGGGTACTTTCATCTCCCTAGAAGATTTGACGCACAAAAAACTCAGTTTCACGATGATACTGATGTGGGTCCTACATATAAAAATCAATGGATAGGACTCTGGCATCCTTCATTTAATAAGGAAACCGAGTGTGCTTATGCATATAATTGGGCTGATGGAAACACAATTGACCCTGATTTTTTATCAGTAAGACCTCCTTTTGATTGCTATAGAATGGGTATGAGTTATGGAGGATATTATCCTACTGGTTATAATGTCGTTAATCCTGGTGCTGGAAATTTCGGACTCATGTTAGCATACAATCATATATATCGTAGATGTCCTGATGATATGTATTTTTATCAGACAGGACAATCTCAATTTATATATGGTCCTAACGCAGGAGGAGGAACAGGAGCAGGAGAAAAACCAGGTACTTTTCCCCCTGACAAAGTCCCTATAAATGGAGGAGGAGCAGCAGGGACTAGAAGTGATTTATTATCTTTTGTTTGGAAGAAAAAAAATGATAACGCAAGATATACAGCATTCCAAAAAGAAGTCTCCTACTTTGCGTCAAGAGAACCTCGCCAATGGTTCATGCCTGATATACAGAATTTACAAGCAAAAAGAATAGATGCTGATTTTTCTACAGCTTTTCCTGGTTTCGTTGTATCTGATAATACATTCACTACTATCCCTAATAATTCATTATCAAGATATGATTATCAATCTGTAGATGATCAGTCAACTTTGCTAGGAACTCATTTATATTTAGAAATGAGAGACCCAGCACAAAGTGAATATGTATTATATCAAGAAACAAAAAAGTTATCTGTAGAGCCTGGTAATTATTCACCTCCTGATTTAGCAAGTTTATTAACAGACCAATTAACTAAAACAAAAGCACCTGAATATATAGTAGGAGCAGTTGCTAGTAGAGGATATCCTCGCTCGGTATCGGGGGGACAGCCAAACCCACTACAACCAGTAGGAGGTAATGATGTGACGCCTAATAGTCAGAATAATTTTACAAGTAAACAAGTTATCGTTTCTACGACTACAGAAAGCGAAACACATAAACCATTTCACGCAGCCACAAGTGTCTCTATAGAAAGAAAAGCATTTTTAGATTTTAAAACAGGTGATTCATTAATATATGGAGATCCCAGTTATCATTTTGCTCGTGAAATAACTTCTACAAATTATTTATCATCATATCAGACAATAGGTTTTAAAAGACCTGAATTATATTTAGCAGGTAAAAAAGTAATGAGTGAATTAGGATACAGACATTTAGGTCATGATGATTCGTTTTATAATACAACACAATCAATCATACTTAATTCGCCTGGTGCGACAGCCCCTATACCGCAAGGTTCAGTCGTATCTTCTCTAATAACTGCTGATAGGCAACCTGCAGGTATTATAGGGAAGACTATTAAAGCGGTTGCCGTAGGAGAGACAGAAATAGAGATAGAAAATCCTGCGGATCAACCTCAGTTTACTATTGATACTTTATCAGGTTTAACCGAAGCACAAGGAGATCGTCCTTGGTATATCTCTGATCCATCACTCTCAGGGGCTTATGTTGTTTATTTTATAGATCGGGCGCCTGGTGTCGCTAGTGTTAATAATAGACAACAAGGTTATCCTCATACTGGTAATTTTAGTAAGTATAATGAGTTTGTTTGGAATACACAGAGACCAGCAACATTTGATGGAGACACAGCACCACCTCTTCACGGAGGAAAGATATATGAAGATACAGAAGAGAGAAGACTAGCTGGTGTCGTAGGTAAAGTTCAGGGTTGGTCTTGGAAACAGATACATAATCCTTTTATTGTGACTGCAATACATAGAAATAGTAGTCCGCCAGTTAAATCAGTTACTTTATCTTACCATTGGACGAAGGAGAATTTAGATGGATTAAAAGAATTTTTTGATACTCAGGGTAAATATCCTGAACTCTTTGAGGGTATCGTATTACCGAAAAACCCACCTGATGATGTGACTGGTGAACCATATACAATTAATGATAGTATTAATGTGAATACAAATAGATTCTTACATATTAATCATAGGGATAGTAGTAGTCATACAAATGCAGGAGCTTGGAAAAACTCTTTAGGAACAGATTTTTATTATGCTGACGATATTAACCCTGGTGCTACAGGAAATGCTGAAGGTTATAATGATAGATGGGGAACAGATGTATTCTTCTTTGATTTTGATAAAGATAGAAAAGATGTAGCCTCAGGGGGTAATGATTATACAGATAAATATTACGGATTATTTATTAAAAAACAAGGAACTAATCCTTATAACAACCAAACAGAAGATTTTATCGCAATAGATACGACATTAATGGGTGGAATACCTGATTATTATTATGAAGGACATACACCAGGTGGGGCAACGCCTGGAACAGGTGGGACTATCATATCGGCGGCATGTAATAGGACTATAGGGTTTGATATGCACTTCTGTGCCTATGGTAATTCTGCTATCGGTTTATATGCTGGTTATTTATCAGGACAGATTAAAACATTAGATGCGACAAATAAAACTTCAGGTCTCTCAGCATTTATTTTTGGTGCGACCCAAAGCACAGGGTCAGCTGCTCCTGAACCCACCGATGAAACCCCTTGTTTAGGATATCCTATAGCAGCACCAGCTCAAGAGATAACTGGAGCATTCCAAGGAGCGTTGGGAACAACTTTCGGAACAGGTGATCCTACACCCTACTCTACTCAAGATCTTATAAACGGACAAAAACCAGTTCATCAATATTTAAAATATAGATATTTAGGAGCAGAAAATCCTGGTATAGTTTTTGATCCTAGTGAAAGTAAATTCTCATTCGCACAATTACATTCACCAGAAA